CGCCCTCGAGCGGACAAGCCGCTCCGAATCCGTCAGAAGGTAACCGATGCTCCTTCGCACGTTCCAAGGCTCGGTCGAACGTGCGACCGGGTTCACACTCCCGGGCCGTGGACTCGCCCCGCAGCCGCTCACCGGCCCGCTGTCAATCACCGAGTCGACGACCCTGTCGATTCCGGCCGCGTACCGCTGCGTCCAGATCATTAGCGACACGGCTGCGTCGCTGCCGCTGCACGCATTCCGAGGCAAGATGCAGCTCAACCGGACACCGGACGTGCTCAAACACCCGGACCCCGGCGATACGCGAATGTCGACCCTGGCGGCCGTGTTCGTGTCGTTGCTCATCGAGGGAAACGCCTACCTGCTCGTCGGCAACCGTGACTCGCTCGGCTTTCCCAGGTCGTTCGTGGTGCTCGCCCCGGGCGCTGTCGGATTGACGGTGCGTGACGGTGTCCGGTTCTATTCGGTCGCCGGCCGCGCCTACGACGCCGACGACGTGCTCCACATTCGCGGCCTGACCCTGCCCGGCCACGACGTCGGCCTCGGCCCACTCGCCATGCAACGCCGCGCCCTGGGCCTCGCCATCGCCGGCGAAGACCACGCCGCCGAGCTGTACGTCAACGGGGCCATTCCGGCAGGCGTCCTGTCGTCCGAGGCTGAACTTACCCAGGCTGAGGCTGACGCTGCGAAGGCGAGTTTCGTCGCGGCGCATGGCGGCCGGCAACGCTCGCCGGCTGTCCTGTCGGGCGGCATGGACTACAAGACGCTGAGCTTCTCCGCGTCCGACCTCGAGCTTGTCGAGTCCAGGCGGTTCTCGGCGCAGCAGATCTGCACCATCTTCGGCGTCCCGTCGTGGATTGTCGGCGTCGGCTCCACCGACTCGAGGACCTATTCGAACGTCCAGGACGACAACCGCGCCTTCGTCGCCTGGACTCTCCGGCCGTGGCTCACGAGGGTCGAACAAAGCCTGTCTACGTTGCTGCCACGCGGCCAGGAAGCCAAGTTCAACCTCGACGCGCTCCTCAGGGCCGACACTGCGCAACGGTACGCCGCGCACGCCCAGGCGCTCGCCGGCGGTTGGCTCACCGTCCCAGAGATTCGCGCCATCGAAGACCTCGACATCGAGGAGGACCTAACGCTATGAACATCGAAACCCGCACCGTTGAGCTGGAGTACCTCGAGCTGCGCGACGACGACGATGGCCATCATTTGGTCGGGATCGTCGCCCCGTGGCATTCCGAATTCGATGCAGGGGACTACATCGAAAAATTCGCCCGCACCGTATTTGACAAGAGCATTCAAGAGCGCGGGACGCGCATCCCATTGCTCGAGCAGCATGACCGCAACAGGCACCCGGTCGGGATGAGTATGAGTTGGGAGAACACCTCAGACGGCCTGGTCGCAGATTTCAGGCTTGCGAACACGTCCAGGGCCGACGAATCGCGGCAGCTCGCCGCCGACGGCATGGTGACGGGCCTGTCGGTTGCGTTTCAGCCGGTCCGCAACAAAAGCGAAACCCGAGACGGCCGCCGCCACATCACCCGGGTTGAAGCTCGCCTAGATCACGTCGGTTTAGTCACAGCATCCGCCTACGGCGAGGCAAAGGTGCTCGCGGTTCGTTCCTACGACCCCGACGACCCCGACGTAGCGCCCAGGCTCGCCCGATGGAGGCACCTGCTCGCCGGCTAATCCTTGCAACGTATAACAGGCTCCGCTAGTCTGTTATACATGAACACAGGGGTGCTCGACCGTCTCCACGTTTCCGGCTTGACCGCCGAAGACGTCGACCTGTTCGCCGACGTGTTCACCGGCTTCCCGCACGCCTGGGGCGCATCCGGCGACCGTCCCCGCTGCATCTGGGAAGACGTCACGCCCCGCACCATCCTTCGCCACCTCGAGGGAACCGCCCCGATGGGCGTCTACCCGATGGTGTACGACCCGACGCATCGGGCCGGCGGCCCGTCGGCATTCCACGAACAGCACCGCATCTACCAGGAGTCGCACCGCCTCGACCTGTGGATGTGCCGCTGGGGCTGCGTCGACCTCGACGCCCACAAGCCGGGCCGACGCGGCCAGGGCACCGAAGCCGAGATCCTCGACGCCGGCCGCACCATCCAGGCGGTGCTCGACGGGGCCGGCCTCGGCTCCTGGATTGAACGCACCCGATCCGGCGGCATCCACGTCTGGCTGCTCGTCGATGACTGGGTTCGGTGCGACGACATGCGCCGCGCCCTCGGCCACGCCGTAGACGTCGCCGGCGTCACCATCGACAGCATCTACCCGCGTGTCGACCATGCGCTCGGCCCTCCCGGCAACTTCGTTCGCCTTCCGTACTTCGGGGCATCCGAACCGGGTCGCCTCACGATGCTCGACGACCAAGACCTGCCACTGTCCCTGCACGACTTCCTCGACGAGGTGAGATGACATGTCGAACGAGAACCTGGTTGCGTTCCGTTGCCCGGCCGAGCTGCTCGAGGCGTTGGACCGGATGGCCGCCGAGCATGACGTCGCCAGGTCGGAGATGATCCGGCTGCTGATCGACGAGGCAACGTAGAACCCCGACTGTTGTCTCACCCCTGGTCTATTCTCTAATCACAAGAGCGCCGCGAGAGCGCCGCCGGTTGATCGCCGGCACCCAATCGCACCCTCAACACCGACCCTCGACTGAGGAGTGCGATATGCAGTTACTCGACCAACTTGTCGCCGAGCGCGACGAGATCTCCACCACCCAGACCGGCCTGGTCGAACGTGCGGCTGAAGACGCCCGCGACCTGACCGACTCTGAGGACACGAGCCTGAAGGATCTCAAGACCCGCGCGGACGTCCTCGACGCCCGAATCGCGGAGCTGCGCGAGATCCAGGTCTCCAACCTCGAGGCCGCCAAGCTGCGGGCCGAGGTGGCGTCCACCGACGACGCTCCCGAGGAGCGCGCCGCAGGCCGCGTCACGATCACCGACGAGCCTCTCACCTACCGTGAAGGCGGCGAGCACAAGTTCCTCCAGGACATGTTCGCGGCCCAGGCGTTCAACGACCCGCTCGCCTCGCAGCGGATCGCCCGCCACCAGGGTGAAATGGACATCGTCTACCGCGACGGCACGACCGCGAACTACGCCGGCCTCGTCGTCCCGCAATACCTGACCGCCCTGGTCGCCGAAAAGGCCCAGGCTGGACGTCCGTTTGCCAACATGTGCCGCAGCGTCCCGCTGCCATTCGACGGCATGACGGTGAACATCTCGAGGGTCACGACAGCGTCAACGGCCGCCGCCCAGGCATCCGAAAACGCGGCGATCTCCGAGACGGACATCGACGACACGCTCCTGACCGCCAACGTGCGTACCTACGCAGGGCAGCAGGACATCAGCCGTCAGGTGATCGAGCGCGGAACAATGACTGAGGACATCATTTTCGAGGATCTGGCGATGAGCTATGCCACTTCCCTCGATGCTGACCTCATCAACGGGTCCGGCTCGTCAGGCACCCACACCGGGATCCTGAACACGTCCGGCATCGCCGACCTCGACGAGGACGACGCCTCACCGACCGGCAAGGACCAGTTCGAGCAGATCGTCAAGGCGATCGGCACGGTCAACGCGAACCGATTCCTGCCACCTGACGTAATCGTGGTCCACCCCAGGCGCGCCGCATTCCTGGCCGGAGCGTCAGACACGACCGGACGCCCGCTGTTCCAGGTGACGGCCGCAACCAGCGCCAACGTCATCGGGATCGGAGGCGTCGCCGGCTACGGCGGTGCCCTGTTCCAGATCGCCGGAGTTCCCGTCGTCACCGACGCGAACATCCCGACGAACCTGGGAGCCGGCACCGACGAGGACCGAGTGATCACGATGCGCTCCGACGACGTGCTCCTGTTCGAGCAGAACGCCGGAACACCCATGCTGGCCCGCTTCGACGGCGTCGGATCCGCAACGCTGACGGTTCGCATCGTCGCGTTCGGCTACTCGGCGTTCGCCGTTCGGAACCCCAGCTCGGTGGCCGTGAACCAGGGTTCGCTCTGGAACGCCACCCTGTAAGACCCCCACCAGGGAGGGACCCGGGTCGCCAGTCAAAGCGGCCCGGGTCACTACCCGCCAGGAGAAACAGATGAGCGACACGTCGAGCCAGGAGGACCTCTGGGCGAAGCAGTCCCCAGGCCGCGTCCACAAGGTCGAAGCGGCCAAGCCCGCCAAGGCCCAGGCCGCGAAGAAGGCCCCAGCGAAGAAGGCCTAGATGCCCGCCTACACGACTCGAGCGGTCGTCAAGACCTACCTCGGCATCCCGTCGGCGACCTCGAGCGAGGACGATCCGATCGACGCTGCGATCGACGCCGCCGAGCAGGAGATCGACAACTACACGGGCCGCAGCTTCGTCGTCCCCGGGTCGGCGACCGCGAAGGTGTATCGGCCGGTGAACGACCGCGTCGTCCTGGTCGACGACATCGCAC